GATTAAAAGTAGACTCAACTTGACGTTTTAATTCATTATTAGACTCATAATCTTGCCCAAACTCTTCAGTACCAAATGATTTCTTTTTTAAAAGTTTAGTAAGAATCTCAACCGGATCTATATTCTCTTCTTCATAATCAGTATCATTTCCAGTTTCATCTTCACCATAATCTTTTTCTTTGATAAATTCTGAAATATGAATTAAATCATTAAACTTAACATTTTTTGCTGTTAATTTTGTGGTTGATGTCATATTTAATTTATTATATATGATTTGTATAATTTTTATTTGTATCTTATTTTACTTCAATTTTTTCTTAATTTAATTAAATAAAGTAAATAAAATAATATGTCAGGCACAATCACAACTGGTCAATTAATTTTAACAATACCAACTAGTAATCAAGATGCATTTGATAGATTAAGAATTTCAGAACCAGAAACAATATTTGAATTAAGTCATACAAAAAGTAAAAATTCATTTTTAGTAGATGAAATTGTATCTGCAACTGGAGCAACATCTAATCATATAATGAATAATTCATATGTTCAAATGGCTTTAACTGATGCTGGTGTCACTGGAAAAGTAATCAGACAAACTTACGAATACATATTATATCAACCTGGTAAATCTAAATTAATGTTATTCTCTGGATTTCTAGAAGCTTTAGCAGGTGGTATAACTGGTGTAACATCTAGAATAGGTTGTTTTGATAGTAGTGTTGAAAAAACATTTGCACCTGGAACTGGTAATGGTTGTTTTTTTGAATTAAATAATAAAACATTATATGCAGTTATCAGAAATAATGATGATGATAGTGAAAAAGTATCTCAATCTAACTGGAATTTTGATACATTTAACGGATTAGGACCATCTGGATTAACTATTAATGATTTTTCTAAATGTTATCTTTTCGCAATTGATCAAGAATGGCTCGGTGTTGGTCGTGTTAGATTTGGATTTTATCTTAATGGAAAATTTATGATAGCACATATATTTAATCATTCTGGATTAGGAACACCTACAAGCACTGCTTTAACAATGCCATATACAAAAACAGCTAAATTACCGATTAGATATGAAATATCATCAACATCACCAAATCTAGCTGAAATGAGAATGATGTGTGCTACTGTTTTATCAGAAGGAGGATATGAACCAACTGGACGCAGTTTTTCAATTGGTAATAATACATTAAAATCAGTTACAAGCACAACTACACCTACACCAATTATTTCACTCAAAATAAATGAAACTGAACCTTATAATAGAAAATCAGTGTTATTAAAAAATATATCTGTATTAAATACTACATCAAATAATATGCAACTTGATTTATTTATGTTAAATAATGATAGCTATTTAACTACACCGTCTTGGTCTGTATTTAATGCTAATAATTCAATTGTTTTATATGATACTTCATCACCAAGTATGGATGCATCTGGAGGAGTTTTAGTTGAATCTAGTTATATTAATACATCTGGTGTTATCTCATTTAATTTTGAAAAATATTTAAATAGTCCTCTAGTTAATAGTAGTATTAGTGGTAAATCAAAAGTATTTTGTATCGCTGGTGTTTCATTAGGAGGAACGGTATCAACTTGTGGGTCTTTTTCTTGGATTGAAATTATTTAATATTAAATATTAATTATCTAAAATAAAAAGGTAAAATAAAAAACTATTATAATATAAATATAAATATGTCTGGGACTTTAACAACTGGAAAATTAGTATTAACTAATACACAATCAAATCAAGATGGATTTGATAGATTAAGAGTATCAGCACCAAATACATTATTTGAATTTAACGCATCAATTGGTAAATTACCATTTTTAGTAGATGAAATTGTATCTGGTGCCGGTGCAACATCAAACGCCATTTTAGCGAATTCATACATTCAAATGGGTGTTACAGGTGCTGCAGGATTAACTGGAAAAGTTATAAGACAAACTTATGAATATATACCTTATCAACCAGGTAAATCTAAATTAATGTTATTTTCAGCTGTTTTAGAAGCGCAAGAAGGAGGTATTACAGGGGTAATATCTAGAATAGGTTGTTTTGATAATATTGATGAAAAAACAACTGTTTCCAAATCAGGTAATGGATGTTTTTTTGAATTAAATAATAAAACATTATATACAGTTATTCGCTTAAATGATGTTGATAATAAAGTAGCTCAATCAGCTTGGAATTATGATAAATTTGATGGATTAGGACCATCTGGACTAACTATGAATGATTATTCAAAATGTAGAATTTTAGCTATTGACCAAGAATGGTTAGGTGTTGGAAGAGTTAGATTTGGTTTTTTTATTAATGGAATGTTTCATTTAGGTCATTCATATAATCATTTTGGTGATGATGCAATCAATGTTCCATATACTAAAACAGCTAAATTACCAGTTAGACACGAAATTTCTTCTACATCTTCAAATTATGCTGAAATGAGAATGATATGTTCTGCTATTTTATCAGAAGGTGGTTATGAACCAACTGGTCCTAGTTTTTCACAAGGTGGTCTAACAGGTATATCAGTTGGACAATCAATAGTTCCTATTATTTCTTTAGAATTAAGAGGTGACGAACCATTTAATCGTAAATCATTAATATTAAAATCAATGAGTATTTTAAATCCATCTGCAACTCGTGGAACACAATGGGATATTTATATTTTTCCTAGTTCTAGTAATATTATTGGTGGTAATTGGTATGATGTAAATACAAATAATTCCTCTGCTAGATATAACAATAATGCAACTGGAATAACTGGTTTATCATCTGGTGTTTTAGTTGATTCTGGATATACTGATTTATCAAGCACAGCAGTTTATAATTATGCTAAATATTTATCAAGTCCACTTGTGAATAGTAGTATAGCTGGAATATCTAAAGTAATATGTTTAGCTGCTGTTAGAGTTAGCACAGGTGGTGCTAATCCAGTTATTAATGGAGCTCTTAGTTGGATTGAAGTTGAATAATTAATTTGACCATTTTATTTCATTTTAACTTTTAATTTTTGTTTTTAGTTTTAGTTTTTAATTTATCTAACATTAAAATAAAATAATATATAAAATGTCTTATAAATATCGTGGCAGATTATATACAAATTTAGAATTAACCGATTCAAATGGCTTAATTTTAAGTAATAATGATAGTATGATTAATCATACTGGTTTGGGTACTTTAGGAATTACATCAATGGGTAATATAAATATTAATTCAAATGATATAAATATTAATTCAAATGATATAAATATTGGTAATGGTTCAAGTCTTGTTAAAATTAATGGTGTTGTACCTAGTGCAGGTTTACCTAACACTGATTATTTACAACAAGGTTCATCTAATCTTTATTTTACAAACCAAAAAGCCATATCTGGTGTAAGTGGTCATATTAATACATCAAATGTAATTGAAAACGCTAATTATCTTTATTTTACACAACAAAGAGCAATAAATGGTGTAAGTGGTCATATTAATACATCAAATGTAATTGAAAACTCTAATTATCGTTATTTTACAGAACAAAGAGCCATATCTGGAGTTAGTGGTCATATTAATACAGATAATGTTAATGAGGGCAATTCTAATTTATATTTTACAGTTGAAAGAGCAATAGATGGTATTAGTGGTCATATTAATACATCAAATGTAATTGAAAATTCTAATTATCTTTATTTTACACAACAAAGAGCAATAGATGGTATTAGTGGTCATATTAATACAGATAATGTTAATGAGGGCAATTCTAATTTATATTTTACTGTTGAAAGAGCAATAGAGGCTATTCAGGATAATGGTATGATAATTATTGATAGTGGTAATTTTTTATTAGAATCAACTACTGGTTCGATAACAATTACAGCATTAAATAATGTTAATATTAAAGGTGATATTATAAATATTGGTGAATATGATAATTTAACAAATATTGGTGGTAATTTAATAATTAATGGTGATTTAACAGTTAATGGCACAACAACAACAATTAATTCAATTGTCGAAACAACTGTTGATCCTATTTTATACCTTAATGCTGGTATGACAGATATAAATACAAGAGATATTGGATTTATAGGTGAAAGAGGTTTATTAGAAAATGTTGGATTTATCTGGAATGAATCTAATAAAGAATGTGCCATAATTGGAACATCATTAACAGGTTTATCTAATTTAATAGAAAATCCAATTAATAATTATAAACCAATTAAGGTTGGTGGTTTAAGAGTAGTATCTGATGTATCTAGTATTACCGCATCTGTTTTTAATGTTGGAGTCAATGGTGCAATTGATATTAATACAACAGATACTGCAAACGGAATTGAAATTGGAACTACTCCGATAGGCATTCCAATTACAATTGGTTCTGTGGATAGTGTAATAACAATTAAAGGGTTAATTTATCCAAATGGGAGTGAAGGTGATACTGGTCCAACTGGTCCAACTGGTCCACAAGGTGAGACTGGTCTACAAGGTATTCAAGGTGATACTGGTCCACAAGGTGAGACTGGTCCAACTGGTCCACAAGGTGAGACTGGTCCAACTGGTCCACAAGGTGAGACTGGTCCAACTGGTCCACAAGGTGAGACTGGTCCACAAGGTGATACTGGTCCACAAGGTGAGACTGGTCTACAAGGTGATACTGGTCCAACTGGTCCACAAGGTGAGACTGGTCTAACTGGTCCACAAGGTGAGATTGGTCTAACTGGTCCACAAGGTGAGACTGGTCTAACTGGTCCACAAGGTGATACTGGTCTACAAGGTGATACTGGTCCACAAGGTGAGACTGGTCCACAAGGTGAGACTGGTCTACAAGGTGATACTGGTCTAACTGGTCCACAAGGTGATACTGGTCTACAAGGTGATACTGGTCCACAAGGTGATACTGGTCCACAAGGTGAGACTGGTCCACAAGGTGAGACTGGTCTACAAGGTGATACTGGTCTAACTGGTCCACAAGGTGATACTGGTCT